CGAGCCACTCACTGTCTGGGTAGCAGGAAAGTTATTGACACCAATCTTGCCAGCAGCATCAATCGCCAGATGGTTAGCAGGTGTGCCATTGTCATGTATGGCCACGTCAGAACTGCCACTGCCGCCAGATGTAGCAACAGGAGCGTACTGTATACCAGTTGTGGCGTCAGTTGAGACTGTACCAGCCTGTGCCGTCACCATGGTGTGTGAGGATGGATCGTAGACACCTATTGCCGGTTTGCCTGACCCGTCCTCTGCTATGGTGTTTGTGATCGTTGCCATCGGTTATTTCCCGCCTTTCTTTGGTGGTACAGGCTTAGGTAGTGCTGGCTTCGGCGCTGCTGGTTTGCCCTTGCCAGCGTTGGGATTGTTGACCTTGAGTCGCTGGTCGGCTGGAGTACCCTTTGAGGGCTTACCCATAGTTGTCACCTCTTTCTTTGTGGTTATTCGTTTCTTGCTATACCCGCATTGGTCCAGAAGGAGCACTCTTCCAACTTCGTGAGAGCCAAGGACTGCTCTCGTGATGGTTGTGTACTCTCTGCAATGAGCAGTGCCAACTCTTTGCACTTCTCACGAATGGCCTGATAGCGTTCTGGTTGTCCAGGTTTGGGCGCATGATAGGTAAAATTGTGCTCAATTCGTTGTTTTTGGTCTTCGCTCATGGTCTTAATTCTCCTGTTCCAATACCCCATGATATCTACGTCCACCCATATCAACTGTCAGAGTTAATGTAGAGCTTACAGACTTGGTTGGTTTTGCTGGTTGCATCCACGCTCTGCATCGCTCACACTCTGGCTCTTTACTGCGCAGGAGGCGAATGGCAGTCGTGATAAGCGATGCGCCACTATCAAAGAAGGACTCAAGCGCCCGAATAGTGCGGATCTTGGCACATTCGTAGCAAGTGTCACCACTGAGACCCCAATCAAGTTCATGCTCTATAGCTGCGAGAAGTTCCCAGATCTCACCTGCATACTCGGCACGCTCGCCCAATTTGTGTGCGAGATAATCCCAATGACCACCACTCACTGCTGTGCCTCATTCCAGTTGATTGGCTGAGTCTGTGGTTGTGGTTGTGCCTCCACTGGTGCCTGTGTAGACTGCTCTGCAACCACCGTGACAAAGCCCAATCCATCACGACGATAGAATGTGCTCGCGGAGACCAGTTCCATCGCTACTCCTGCCTCTTGTGAGAGTTGAGCCAGTGCGCGCTCTATCGTCTCGTCTACCGATGCTTCCTCGGTCGTGTTGTCGATAATGTTGCGTAGTGTGATATGTTTTCTCATGATTATTTACCACCTTTCGATGCATAGTACTGCTGTGCATCTTTGCTACCTAAAATATCCCGTAGTGATTTCTGATACCTGCTCATGCCCCAATCTACATCATGTGTAACACCGATGGTATCTTTAAGGTTAAATGCGCCGTCCTTAAATGCGTTGAATGCTGCATTGCTGCCGAGTATGGATCGTTGTGTCTCCTCATCTTGCTCATCAAACCAATCAATCCCAGAGACGGCAGGCATTCGCGTATCAGGGATATCAGAACCATCGATGCCCAGAATGTCCTCCCACGAGCGTGTTAGAGGGACAGGCGCGCATCTACACCGCACGTGGCTGGCAAAGTCCTCGTCTAGGCTGTGCTTTGTGCCAGACATCGCAATGCAGAGAGCACATGAGGTAGGTGATAAAGCCGCCTGCCACTGCCATCCTGAGCAAGTGTCGTCATTTTGTCGGTATGTTTCGAGCGCCGCAGACTTGTAACACCTGTTCATCTCATTGGCGCAGATGGTCACAGCACGAGCACGAGACACACCCAACGCGTCCTCTACATCGCGCGCAATAGCTCTCGGATTGCTGCCCATTGATACACCCCTGATGAGTGCTTTAGCCGCTCCATTTGCCGCCTCCTCGCCAAAACCGTTGAACAGGTCAGCAAGTGGCGAACCTGCCTGTGTGACGCCCACGATATTAGCGATGGCAGCAGGATGAGGGACACCAAAGGCGTAGTGAATCCCTGGAGGCACTGTCGCCTGTAGTTGCTGCATCCCTGCCTGCTGACCAAGTTGCACCGCTACATGCTGCATTTGGCCTGCTTGCATTTGGGCTAGTGCTGAGTAGTGATCGATCTGGTGCTGTATAAGTTGTCGGAGTGTCTGCAACCTGTTTCGCTCATAGAGGAAGGATGCAGGCACTGTCTCACCGTTCTGCTGTGCAGTGGCTATGTCCTGCATGAGTTTGTCCAACGCGGGTTTAATGGCAGCCAGCGTGTGCAAGTGCGCATTATTCAGGACACGCTCTGCTGTTGCTTCGTGAGCGAGCAGTTGCGCCCTGAATTTCATTGTGACCTGCTGGATACGACTGGTTGTGCTCATCGTTTCACCTCTGGACACGTACAATATTTATCAAGAGCCAGGAAAGGGTACACGGCTCGCCACATGAGATAGCGCCTGCATCCACATGCAGGACAACGAAAGGCATCACCTGACCTCAGGATCTCGGATGGTGAGAGTGCTTGCATGTTGTAGTTGCGACCCGTCACCATGCGCATCTTCTCGTAGAAGTCTTTGGGCTCAATGGGCACAAAGGTCAAGTCTTCGCTCACTATTGCTCTCCTTGCTGCTGTGGTTGTGCTTGTGCCGTCGCTTCAGCAGGTGCTTGCCCTGGTTGCCCTGGTTGTGGTTGAGCAGGTGGAAGCCCTTTACCCTGCGCATAATTTACCAACTTCTTTGCTTGTTCTTTTTCAGTTCGTTGTGATTCATCATCAGGGTTATAACCTAATTGCTGCAAAAGTGTGCTGGTACTTACTCCAAGTTGAGAAAGGATGAGTGATGTCTGGGCAGACTGTAAATCGTCATTGGGAAGCAAGGATGGCCATCTAAGCTCTATGGGATACGCCTCATACTCATCAAGGCTAATCAAGCCAGCAATAACCAGTGCGGCGCGTGTAACCTGTCGAAGTAAAGCGCCATACGATCTCCTCTTCATTGTGGTCTTTTCGATGAGTGGTTGAAACATCAATGCCAGTGCAACACCTGAGATATTGCCTTTGGGAAGATCGGCCTGTCTACCCAACGCGACCGCTGGCACTCTCGACTGCTCGTCCATGTCGGAGCGAATGGTTGCAGCAAAGTTGAGCGAGCTTGAAAGATCACTGCTCATCTCCAGGTTTTGCAGTTGCGCGCTATCCGATTGCAGGATGGTGAGGTCATCCACTGCCATCTGGATCTGCGTGCTACCGATACCTTTGGCCCATGTCTTAGGGTGGGCATGATACTTGATAATGCGTGCCGTGTTCGACTGGATAAAGTTGAGCACCCGGTTCTGCCTGATGAGGTCCTGTGTCAAGTCTGGGATGCCCCACGACTCATTTGGATTGGGCAGGTTCTGGCACGTGAAAATTGGCGGGAATGGATAAGGCCATGTTTGGGTCTCACCGACTTGTTCCCACTGCGCATTAATACCACCAATGTTTTTGTTCTTGCGTTGGAAGTTCGCAATCTGCCATGAGTCATCCAAGTCATACTCACCAGCGATGCCAGCAAAGCCATCAGGATCGACACGGGCTATAATCTGCTTGCACTGCGTATCGTTCGGCCCTGGATACTCGATAACGAACGCCTGAATCAGATCGCAGTCGTCAGGTGGCGTCACAATGCGCACAATCTGCGGGTCGAGTGTGACCAAGCGTGGATACTTCATCTGCCCTTGCGGTGGTATGAGCTTCATAAACGCTTGACCACATACGCCGCCATTCATGGCTAATTTGGAGAGCAGCGACATCTTGTCGTCATCGTCTCCCCACAAGCCATCGATGTAGTCCTGTATGTCACTGGAGCCCGTTGGTGTTTCGTCTGAAGCTTCGATCTTGAGTGGTTGCCCAAAGAGGAATGACACACCCTTGTCCACCACTGGCGCACACCGATTCGAGATCACGTTGTCATTGAGCTGGTCACGACCGATCTTCAGAGGGTCGCCAAACTCACCACGATACGCCTTCCAAGCGTCTCTTATGAGCCTCTGCCGTTCCAGGTCGGCTTGTGGCGTTGGTTGCTGTACCAGCGTCTGCATCGTGGTTTGCTGGCTCGGTTGTGGCTGTGGTGGTGCAATCATGTGCTATCTCCAGAAGTTCTTGATGTGATTATTCATTCAACGCCAGAAGCCCTTGACGTAACTGACACTACTGCCTTGTAGGTCAAATCTGGCTACGAGATACCTCAGACAATCTTGTCCATGATCGAATTCCTTTACTGGTTGATCGCCTTTCTTCATGCCTTGTCGAGTATCCCAAACGTAACTTTCTGGCTCGTCCTCCACACATGTTGGATGTTTCTTTTCAGCCAACTCCCGATCAGTCTCAACCAGACCATCACGCATGATCATGAGTCGTGGTTTTCCATCACCAGCAGGACGTAGACGAGCAGCAACCGCTTGAATACCATCAGAGACCGTCTTATGAGCGGCTATTGTGTTAAGTCCTAGATAGCGCTCCAGCGTGGCGCGGTCCTCCGCATTATGATCGCAGATAATCTCACGAGGTAGTGGCTCACCGTCTTGCAGCCCCCATCTAGAGATGTTCTTGATGGTCTTTGCATGATCTTCCACTAACCGCTTGGTCATATAGATTTGCCGATAGATGTAGATGCGCCCATCGGGATCAATAGCAGCCCACAAACACACGAATGGATGAGTAAACCCGAAGTCACAAACGAGATACCTAGGCCATTCCTTTGGGATCGGGAACCTATCAACCACATTGCGTGCTCTATCCCAACTATCTTCATAGACCATATTGTCCGAGCTGACCCAAAGTCCAAGACGATAGCGAGCATAGCGCACACCGGTCAACTCATCGAGACGTGCCAGATATCGCTGCCCCTCTGGTGTCATCTTCCCATCACGGGTATAGAGCATCGGATTGTCTTCGTGGCGCGTTGGGATCATGTGCAGTTTGCCAGACATAGAGCGCTGTCGTATCCAGTGGCTTGGAGGACCAGGGTTGCAGTCACCTATCATAACCTGCATAGGGAGACGCCCATTCCTAAGACGCATACTGCACATCTCCCAATCGCTCTCTTCAAGCTCTGTGGCCTCCTGAGGGTATATGATATCCCACTCACTGGAGAGAATTTTCTCAGGTTTATCGAGTCCACCAACCGCAAGTATAGATCCATTCGGATATTGATACTGCTGCACACTGGACTTAAACCGAACACCCTGCGCAGGATGCAACACCTTTTGCTCAAATGTCACCATACCTGACTCAGTAAGAGAGCGCCGTGTCTTTCGCACCATGAGCAGACGAGCACCAGGACAATTCATCGCCCAATAGTTCAGGTATTCCAGGTTCCCTCTCGATTTTCCAGTTCCCGCTGGACCTTCAAGCATGATCTCATTGGCAGTAGACGTGAACAGTTCACTAATTCTGCCATAAGCGGTATAGGTCTCTTCGATTGTGTTAGCTATTTGTGTCATGATCCTGGTTTCCTGTTGGTGACGGCATAAGCACGATCTTTTTTGTATATGCCTGCTGTGTCAGATCTTCCTCTGGTCGTTTGTCAAGGCCCATCAATTTGCAGCGACGATCTGAGATAGCCAGAATGCGGTCAATGGCAAAGAGACGCCCTTTATTCTCTTTATCCAGCGCCAGTTTCATGCATTCGACTTGAAGACTGTCTAGCATGGTCATCTCTTCACGCCGCAATGTGTCCACATTCGTCACTACAACGCGGTCAAGCTCGCGCTGTACTGCTTTTCTGCACGCTGAAGCCGACCCATAGCCACATTGCTTTGCGATGGCATCATAGGTCATTTTCGAGGCTCTCAGTTTCACAGCGAGCGCCACCCTTTGGGCTGCGTTGGCGTCGCGTGTAGGGGGATTTGATACCCTTTGAGAGGACACACTTTTTTGCTTATCAGCCATGCGCAGCCTCCTCGACGCGCTCAATGAGTTGTGCGGTTTGTCCGGTGTGGTTTTCCCATCGAGTGAGGATAACATCACAATACTTGGGATCTAGTTCACATCCATAGCAGGTGCGATCTAACTGCTCACAAGCAATTAAAGTTGCACCTGAGCCTAGAAATGGATCAATAACAAGCATCTCTGGCTTAATGTACTCATCAATTATGGGGATTAAAAGCTTGAGAGGCTTCTGTGTAGGATGAACACGGCGCTTTGTGTCTTCACTCTCTGTTCCCAATGCTCCATTCCACAAGACAGCATAGACACGACGCTTATGCTTTTTCATCGTCCAAATCAATTCAAAGTCAGCCAAACCAAGCACATTGCGTAACGCCTCATTTTTCTTATCCCAGACCATCCACGAACCTGATTTACCGTAGTTTGGCAGTGAGTCAACATAATAATCAGCACCAAATAAGAAGATTTCTTTAGCTGAAGGGAAGGCAGAGAACAAGAAAGATGCATCGAAGTTTTTATCATCTCCAATGACATTACTATAACCTTTACTGGCTTTAATACTCATCGCCTCACTGCCCTTTGAAAAGGTATAGCGTGCATCCAATTTCATACCATATGGAGGATCACTAACAATCGCATTAACCTCTTTACCCTGGAGCAATCTATTGAGAACATCCATATTTGTACTATCAGCGCAGGCTATGCGATGTTTACCCAGTTGCCAGATATCACCAACCTTCACTCGTGTCTCAACATCATCTGGCAATTCATCCTCATCCTCATCCTCATCCTCTTCACCACTACCAGCACCTAAGTACCCATCACCAAGCGCCTCCAGCATCTGCCTCAACGCTTCCTCATCAGTGCCAAGTGCAGCCAGATCATAGCCAGCATCAGCCTGAGCTTGTAGCAGTTGTGCGAGCAGTTCATCATCAGCCGATGAGTTCTTGGCATGTTCGTTGTCAGCAATCATTATGGCAGTGATGGTCTCGGCTGGAGTATCCTCAGGTAACACATCGGCCCTCACTTGGGTTAAGCCCTCGCCTTTGGCTGCTTGTAGATAGCCATGCCCTGCTACCTGTGTATAGCGACCACCAGGACGCGCCACGACCACGACACTGCGGTACTGCCCAAAGTCAGCATGTGAGGCTGCCAGTTGAGAGATTTGTTCCTCTGGATGCTGATTATAGTTGTCTTTATGCGGGTCAATCAGATCCACCGGGATGACTTTGTTCACAATCTTGTCTGCATTCAGTCTCTTGCTCATGCTTCCATTTCTCGCTCTTGCTCAATCGCAACTCTCACCACATCACGTGGCTGTACCAGACCATAATCAAAGTACCTACGTCGTCGTGTGCCTTTCGAGTACATGTTCACCTCAGCCGTGAACCGAATCACCTCACCACTACGCAGCCTCATGCGTGACACTGGGTCCTCTGCTGTGAGTGGCATCCAGACGTGATCGGTCATAAGTCGGCCCCTGGCGTCCCTCACATCGAATATCAACATGTAGTGCTTCTCATTGCCACTTGGTTTCGTGTATTTCCCGAACTTGATAAACACTGCTGAGAACACACAACGCATTCCCACAAATCGTTGCAATCTTCTTCTAATGCCCAGACTCGCTGCCTCCTTCTAGCGACCAAACAAAGCAAACACGATGTACACCAGTGCCAGGATGGCGACGATACCGTAAGAAATTGCACGAATGTACCCACGAGCGATGGCAGACGAGATGGACAGGTCTGCACACCTCACCAGCACGAACAGGACCAGGACGAAGGTTGATTGAATCAGTACTGACATAGTGCCTCCAACAAAACAAAAAGCGCCTCCAGAATCGCGGTGAAGCGATCTAGAGACGCTGAGAATGTATCCTTTACCGTCCTTTAGCAGGACAGGATAGCATGCGAAAAGCGCCGTTCCTGCTTTGCAGCAGGCTCAAGAAAGGGAGGCTCGTCAATTTTATTTTACCTCGTCAGTCGAGCCATAGACGAGGCTGTCATCCAGTATCGAGCGGGTCAGGTGAGTGACACACGAACTAACGATACGTCTATACACATCATTATACTTGTTACACGTTGATATTTCAACAGGATGTACTGTTGTCGTCCTATGGCTCTACCTCTACACCACAAACACGTAGAGCAGCAATGCAAATAGCCTCTTGTGGCGTATCTGCCAGGAACCACCAGTAGAGACCATCATGTGCGAGCTTGACATACCAACATGGTGAGCCCAGATGGAACCCGCCATCCTTGGTATAATCAAAGTGCCATGTGAGAGTGGTTGGACTATGCCGGATTGAGCTTATATACTCATCCTCTGGCTTATACAATGGGCCATACCATTTGAACCCGTTTCCTTGCCAACCCATGCGAGCAACCATACACTCGACGACCTCCCACGCGCCATGCATGGTACTGCATGATGGCGGTATCGCATCGTGCTCAAAGTCCTCACTCCAGCAATCCTGGTACCCACACTTGGAGCAATACCACCCATCACTAGAATTGCCCTGTTCTAACATCTCACCACCATTGCAGACACCCGGCTTCCAATCCATCACCTTCTCTGCCACGAGACGATCACGCTCCTCTGGTGTGAGTGCAGACCACTTTACTGTCTCGCTCATAACTTGTCCGTATCCCCACCATAGTTCGGTGCATT